AAGCCGGCACCCAGACCAGCGTCGGCCTCGCGCTCTCCAGTCCCATCAACGACCTGATCAGCAGGATCGACAAGACCAAGCTCGACCTCTGCGACGGCGTGTTCTGGAACAACCGATACCTCCTCGCCGTTCCGTTCGTTATCAACGAAGCAAACGGACTCGGACTAGAGAGCGAGTTCGGCGTTCTGCTCGAATCCGATTCGTTGCTCGAACTCGAAGCCGCTTTCCCCCGGAACAACGCGGTCATCGTCTATCACTCACTGGCCCGCTCTTGGCTCGGGTACTGGGACAACTGGCAGGTGAACGACTTCTTCGCCACCTCGTTCTCCACGTTCGGACCCGTCCTCATGTTTGCCGGCGACATGACCTCTATCTCAGAGGGAGCAGGCCAAGTCTGGTCGTTCAATGACTTCCTCCCGAACACCCGTCTCGCACCGGTCGCAAGCTCCGCGTACCTCGATGGCGGATCCCGTTACCAGTCGAGCGTGATCACGAAGGCGTACAATCTGAACGAGCCCATCCCCGACAAGATCGGATACAGCGTCCAGTTCGCGTTCGACAACCCGTACACCAGCTCAAATACGGACGCGGCGATCGCCTACTCGACCGACATGTCGGGGACGTTCACGGACCTCGATTCCAGCCTGACGATCACCAACTCGCAGAAGTTCCTCAAAGCGTACAACCTGATCAGCAAGGGACGCTGGAACACCATCCAGTTCAGGGTTCAGACCAACCCCAACTCTGGCGGTCGCTTGTCGCTTCAATCCACTATCCTATCTGGCTTCGTTGATTCTGTGCGTCCTCAGCAATGACCGCACATCCAACCATCATCGAAGCGGCCCAACTGCTGCGACAGCATTGGCCTACTTGTTCCACATGGAACGATGATCAGTTGCTCAACTGGATCGGAATCTTCAATGCCAAGAAGCTGATCGGGATTGTGAAGAACGAGGATGGGAAGTGTGTCGGTGTAGGTGCCGTGCGATTCCTTAACTCGATCGAGGAGTCCGAGGATCTGAACAACAACTTCCCGGACGGACACATCGCTTGGATCGAGATAGCGATTGGTACTGAGCCGTGCGCGGTTCAGACACTCTGGTTGGCCATGATGGGGCTATGCTCGAAGAACGTCACCAAGCTCGGTGGGTTCCGAAAAGGCATTTCCCGTTTGTACGATTTTGACAGGTACTTCAAACTGCTGATGAACAAGAGGATTTCCTATGGGCGGAACATATAAAGCACCAGACATGGCGGCGGCGAACCGCGAGGCGGTTATGGCTTCCATCGAGACCTTTCCGCTCCAGCGTGAGATCGAGGCGGCATCACGCATAGGAGCCAAGGTTCGTGTTCCTATCTACAAAGACGGTAAGGAGACCGGCCAGTTCAGAGAGGTTGACTTCAAGGATGTTTCCGACATCGCCCAGACAAAAGCGATTGGTCAAGCGTTGGCTGATCTGGCTCCGGTACAAGCTCAGCGCGAGCTTGAAGCCGCTCAGAAGTACGGCACCCAGTTCGCCCAGCAACGTCGCGCCGAGCTTCAAGCTCTTGACCCGGAGCGTTACGGCACCGGCACCGAGCCAGGACTCTACGCCCAGTTCCTCAAGGACATCGGCAGTCGCCCCATCGCCGAGGAAACCATCGCCGCGCCTACCTACGAGCGCGTAGGAATGCCGGGTGGTCCCCAGGATACCGGTGAGGCCGCGAGGATCCGCAGCGATCTTGAACGCCAGATCGGTGCCGGTCTCGCTCAGGCTGGTACGCTCGATCCCGCTTTGATTCGAGCCGCTGAGCAGGCTGTTCGCGCCCGCGGAACCGCTTCCGGCAACGTCCTCGGTAACCTCTCCGCATTCCGCGAGGCCCGTGCTGTCAGCGAAGCGATCGGTAACGCCGATGTCCAACGCCGGCAGCAGGCTCTTGGCCTACTCCAGAGCGGTCAGACCACCAGCGATGTCGCCAATCGACAAGCGCAGGAAGCCTTCCAGAACATCCTCGCGGCCACCGGCCAGCGGAACACCGCGATGCAGCAAAGCTTTGCGAGCCAGTTGACCTCGCAGCAACAGGGTCAGGGCGCACAGCAGCAGAACATTGCGAACATCCAGTCCGCTCTGGGACTCCAGCCGATCGTCTCACAGGCTGCTCAGCTCGGTGGCCTCCAGCAGGGTGCTTCGCCGTTCGCTACCCCACAGTTGTTCCAGGGTATGCAACAAGCTGGACCAGGACAGCTCATGCAGATGGGTTCGAGCTTCGCGTTGCAGAATGCCCAGAATCAGTTCCAAGCCTCGCAAGCGAACTCCCCGTTGGCCATTGCCAAGGGTGTCACCGGCGCAATCGGTGCGCTTGGTTGCTACGTCGCCCGCGAGTGTATCCCCGATCAGTGGGAGGCGTTCTTCTTCTGGAAGGAACTCGTCGGTCCCGCTTGGTTCAAGAGCTTCTACGACAGCAATGCCGAGAAGTTCGCCAAGTGGATCAAGAACAAGCCGAGGGCGAAGAAGCTGGTGGCCAACTGGATGCTCGGTCGAATCAAGAGCTTGGTGCCTAAGGCTTGATCTATGGCAAACGATCCAAGCACAGATACGTCAGGATCTGGAACGGATTCATCAAGTCCGAATCAGGCGTCTGAGAGGCTGTATCTTGCCAATGGCGAGTATTTGCCGTGGGGTGCGCCCATTCCCGGAATGGGCGGGCTCCGAGTTGGAGATGAACTTGTTAGTACGGATGGGGTTCGCTGGGACTGGCAGATCGATGACTGGGAAACCGCAGGCCAACCAGTCGATCTATCAACCCCTCCAACCCCCAAGTTCGGGCCAGTAACTGCATCCGGATACGCTCAGCCTCCTGTCGATCCGTTGAGCTACTACTCGACGCCAGAGCCGACTCCTGCGCCGACTCCGTACACTGGTGGGCCAACTCGATGGACCGAGGTCTATCGCCCTACCGTAGACCTGAGCAACATCCAGACGTTCACGCCGGCTCCTAATCCGGTTTCAACGCCTACCCCTCAGCCAACCCCGTCTCCTGTCTCCCAAGAGGCTACCTACAGCAGCGAGGGGGAGGACTCTGGAATCAGCCTGATTACCCCTGGAAACAAGGATCAATACCTCAAACAGGGTACGATGGACCTTCAACAGCCGCCGGTATCGACTGTTGTAAATCCTCTCCCCGAGACCGGTATTCCAAAGGCGGAAGACGTTGATACCAACACTTTCACCGGAGTCGTCACAAACCCCGTCCAAGGAGGCGAGAAGCCCTACTATGTGGAAAACACGGGTTCTCCGGGTACTGTGGAGGATAAGTCTCTCACTGCGGGTCTGATACCGCTTGATAAGCCTCAGATCACGTTCCAGACCGCGACCACTTTGCCGACTTCAACGGCAAGAGTTCCGGTGACTGCCACCAACAGGCAATCAATCATCCGTCCGTTCAACATGCCCACCGAGGTTCCGATTCCCGCTCGCAGGACTGTCGAAAGGCTTGCCCCCGGCTACTTCCAGGATGTCAACTACGACCCCGATGAGATCCTCGCCGCGGCTATGCGGGTTCTCCGCGGTAGGGGCGCAGGCAGATCGTTGATGGAGTAACACTATGGCTTTCGAGAACTTCCTACAGAACGCCGCCAACTTCGCAACCGGAGGGTTGTACAACGAACTCTCGGGCCGAGACAAAGAACTCGAACGCCAAAAGATGGCCGAGGTCGAGGCATTCCGCGCCAACCCGGAGCTGGTACGCGAAGCCGCCAAGTACGATCCCAGCATCATGGAACGGCTCGGGAACCTTCTCACCGGAGGTCTCTACGGCAAAGCCACCGGCATGGACGACAAGCTCGAACAGCGGGCCATGGCCATGCAGCAGATCCGGGAGGATGAGCTTCAGAGGCGCATGATGGAGCGGATGAAAGGCTACGGCATCGCTCCCGTCGAGGAACCGATGGGAAGCGAACTCAACCCCGATCGAAGCGCGGCACCGATGCCCGTCGCACCCGGAACAATTCGTAAGAAGAACACTTTCGCTGGAGGCTACTGATCTATGGCTACACCTAAATATTTCGACCCTGCTGATATTGAGACCCAAGCTAGATACCGTCCCGGTGTCGCTTCCAATATCTTCAATGTCCTGACTGGAGGATTGGCCGGCCAGATCAGTGGAAGCACCCAGAAGGCTCAGGAGGCCGCTCGGGCGCGTCAGGCGTTGCTACAGGAGGAGTTTGGCAAGCGGGATGAGCAGCGGATGCTAGAGCGTCAGTTGCTGATCAATTCGATTCAGCAGGGAATCGAACTTAGTCCCGGAGCAACGCTTGAAGAGAAGATGGCCGACTTTAGGAACAAGTCTGTTCGTAAGACTCTTGCCGCAGCGCAAGGAGCTAGAGAAGGTATTCAAAGCCCCACCGGACCCTATCAGTCTCCGTATCAATCTGATCCCGCATTCCAAATTGCAGCAGCTCAGGCTCAAGGTGACTTGGAAAAGAGAAGGGCTGAATTTGAACAGCAATCCAGTTTGGAACGTGCCAAGCTTGGTCCAAATCTCGTTGCTCAACTTGGCGCATACGGAGTTACGGCTTCGCCTGACATGCCAGTTGGCCAACTTTCTGCAATGCTTGAGCAGGAAAGAGCAAGGTCTCAAAGCAGAATCCCTGCGGAAGAGAGGGGTAAACAAGCTAGGGCTGGACTTATGTTCCTTCAGCAAAAGGGAGAAATCCCGATGGTTGAGGATGTCAGCAAGATACCTGATGAAGAAGCCATTGTTAGGTTCAACATTCTTGGAGAAGAGTATAGGCAGAAGAACCGTGATTTCGCTTTTGAGCGCAAGGCAGAAGCTGAGAACAAAGCTGTTGATGATTTCAACCTGCTGTTGTCAAACCCGAATCGCGATCAGGAAGCGTTGAAGAAGGCTTACCTCAAGCTTCCGAAGGATTCCAAGCTTGAGGAGTATCGCATTGCTGCCGGGGTGGCAAGACCGGCTACAGCGAAAGAGAACGAATCTCTTGATAAGTACATCTCAGCAGTTGATAGGTCTTCTAAGTTGGCCGAATCGATATCTAATCTTGCTGGTCTTGGTGAGATTTCGAAGGTGTCTAAATCAGACTTCAATGCATTTACGTCTTGGGTTAGAGGGTTGGAGAACAGGTTTGGAGCGGAAGATACAAGGCTTCGATCTATCAACAATGTCGTTCAAGAGTTCCAAGCTCTTATCGCTCAACAGCGCAAAGACTTCTTTGGTGCATCTCTTACAGACAACGAGTTCGAGACTGCTAAAGAACTGTTTGCTGATCCGAAACAAGCTAGCTTCTTGCCTCGTGTGATTCAGTTGGTTGATTCAATTATGAGCAAAGATGAGATCCAGCGTAAGTACGATAGGAGAGGCATCTTTGTTGATCCTGCCACCAAGAAAGATGTTCAGGATGCTCGTAATCAGTGGATCGAAACTAAGAAGCAGTACAACTTTGGTGGAATGGGTGCCGTAAGCGGAGGCCTTTCTCCAGAGAAGATGTCGAGATATCAAGAACTCCAACGCAAGAAGAACCAATAAATCGATATGGCACTTACCGCTGCTGAAGAGGCTGAATTAGCCGCATTGGAATCCGAGCTTGGTCGAAGTGAACAAGAGCAAGCCAGACTTGAGGCTAGAGAAATGGCGCGGCTTCGAGCGGAAGCTCGTGGTGGTGGCATTTCCGCAGGCCCAATCAGTCCAGAGGCTGAGAAAAAAGCGATTTCTGCAACCCTTCGATACGGAGTTCCTGCCGCCGTTGGGTTGGCTGCTGGTCCTGTTACTGGACTTGCTGCGCTTGCAAGATCAGCAGCGATTACAGGAGGTGCTGCTGGTGCCGGTGAAGCGGCTGCTCAAACTGTTGAGAATGTAACGGAAGGCAAAGATTACCGAACTAGAGACATTTTTGGGGCCGCTTTGCGTGGAGCTTCTCCCACAATGAAAGCTGCTCCTATTCGCAATGTTGTGATGGCTGGAGGAGCTGGAGTCGCTGGAGGTGCCGCTGAAGGCAAGACGGGAGGCGGAGAAATGTTTTGGGAAGGTGTAAAATCCGCTTCTCCAACAGTCGTTCTTCAGGGTTTGGGATCCGCCCTTGGAGCAGGGAGACAGCTACTTACCGGGGGAATTATTAACTCTCAAAACATTGAGAAGATTGCTCCAGGTCAAATTAGGGCGACATTTGGACAAGCGTTTCCTGAATTTGCTGGTCTTGAAACTCGTATTGGATCTCAAACCGGAAGCCAAGGGCTTAATGAACAGCTTCTAGAGCAATCAAGGGTAATCACGAGAGCTATTCAAACCCGTCCCGACCTAGCTGGAATTCCCGCTGAGGCTCACTCAGATCTCGTAAACAGAGTCGCTCAAACGATTGGAGGTCTTAGCCCTGAAACCGGAGCTAGGTTGGCCAATGAAGCGCAAGGTGTTAACGATGCCTTTCTGGCTGTCGAACGCGCTCGTTCTGAAGCTCAAAAGAGCATTGCCCAAGATGCGCTTGCAGAAGCGCAGAAATCATTCCAAAGGGCCGTTGAAGTAGAAACCCTTAAAGGTGGAATTCGAGGAGGAGGAGTCAGGCCTTATCAGTCCGCGGTAATGGGCAATGAAATCGAGGGTGTGCTTGGAAGTACAAAGAAGGCTTTTTCCAATCACGCCGACATCCTGTATACGCCAGTTAAGCAGTTTGAAAACGACCCCGTTTTTGTTCTGACTCAGAGAGCAGGGCCAACCGACCCTTCGGTGGAACAAGAGATTCTCAACCTGATGGATAAATACCCTGTTCTGAGTTCTGGAGAACAGAGCAAGGCATTCACGCCGTACTTCAAAAAACTTCAGGATATAATCGATGGCAAGATCCCTGCATCTCTCAATCAGCTTAGGGCTATTAGAGATCAGTTGTACGACGTATCAGACGTTGCCGGACAAGCGTTTGGAACTTCCGCAAAACGAGATATCCGCGGTGTAGCCAACCGGATCACTCAGACCATCGACTATCAGGCTCCAGCTTACCTTGGAAAAGACAACGCCGATTCACTGAAGACTGCCAACAAGTTCTACAGCGAGTTTCGTCCCCGCTTTGATGAGTTCGGTGTCTCTCAAGCGTTCAAACCTGGAACAATGGAGACTGGTCAGATGGCCGACTTGTATGCCGGTCGAGTCGCTCGCCAAGGAACCGCAACGCCAGCGTTTGAGAACGCCTCATCGCTGCTTGAGGATCTCACTAAAGCCAAGGTGCAAAACGTACCTAGCTCCTCAAAGCTCATCGACATCACGCGCTCCGGGATCGTCGATCGGTCAATCGATCCAGTTACGAATCAATTGGATCTAAAGAGACTCGCTGGAGATCTGAACTACATTGAGCAGCAAAACCCCGGAGGGTTGGCCAAGCTCGGTTTTGGATCTAGAAACGAACTCAAAAAGTTCGTAAACTACATGGAAAATCTCGATCCAGCTCAAGCCAAAGGCCCTGAAGCAGTCCTCCAGTTGCTCAAGACTGGAACCCCTGCTGGATATGCCATCGCATCCCGAGCGGTTCAAACTCTTCCCAATCTTGCCACCGTTGATTCGGTGCTGAAGTCGCTGGAAAAGCAGGCTGTAAACGGCTCCAAAGCAGCCGCTGACACGCTTCTTAACATCCGAGCTAGAGAAATTGAGAACGTCCTCCTCGAGGCCGGCAAAAGTGGCCCCAAGCCCAATCTCGGGTCATTGATCGAGCTGACTAATCCGGAGATGCGGCAAAAGGTCGAGTTGATCCTTGGCCCGAAGCTGCTGAAGACGATCGATGATTCATTCCTTCCAGGATTCCGAGTGATGGAAACAGCCCGTGAAGCCGCCGGTATGGCTGGATCCACGGTTCGCGGCGCGGCTCTCGAGCGGATTGGAAAGGCTGCGCTTGAAGCACCAGTCCAACTTGCGGCTGGAGAGGTTGTTAAGCCCACGGTGAACGTATTCAGCAAGATGGCGGACGCTTTCGGATACGCCTTCATGTCCAAAGTTCTCGCAAAGGGAGCTGGAGTCTCAGGTCTTCGAGATCGCAAGCAATTCTACGGTTTTCTTCAGCAAATCGCTGAAAAACCGCAAGCTCAGCAGATTCAACTCCTTCGCCGATACGTCGGTGAAGACGAGTCTCGATAAAATTCGCACGAATTCTCTTGCACGTTTTGCGACTCTAGACGACATTCGTCTCGTGAGCGTGAAACTCCTGACCATCAAAGAGATCGCAACGGCTCTCGGGACTCATCCCGAGACCGTTCGTCGCTGGATCCGGGGAGGTAAGCTACCGGCCATGAAGGCCACCAAGCGCACGATCCGTGTCCGCTCCGACGTAATCGAAGAAATGCTACGGCAACAAAACCCATGAACGCAATCGCAACGACAACGCAGCCCTCCGACTCATCCTCGGAGATGTACAGCAAGATCCAAGATCCTATCACCGCCATCGAGAAGATGGGCGAGTGGATTGCTTCCAGCGGAATGCTGGGATGCACCAAGGTCGAACAAGGTAAACTCATCGCGTGGCAGTGCGCCGCCGAGAAGAAGACCCCGTTCGATTTCAAGCGCGAGTACCACATCATCAACGGATCCCTCAGCATGCGCTCCGATGCCATGCTCGCCGGATACCGCGCCCGTGGTGGCAAGGTACTCTGGAAGCAGTTCGACAGCCGCGCCGCGGTCGCCCTCTGGACCTACGACGGCAACTCCTGCGAGATCAGCTTCACCACCGAGGATGCGAAGCTCGCTGGCCTGCTCCCCGCCAAAGCCGGCTCTGGGTGGGCCAAGGATCCTTCCGCAATGCTCCGCGCTCGGTGCATCAGCAAAGCGGTTCGCATGCTCGCTCCCGAGGTTGTGGCCGGCATCTACACCCCGGAGGAGACCGAGGACTTCCAGCCTGCTATCGCCGAGGTTGCTGCCGCTCCCACTAAGAGCTTCGACATCACCGCCAAGCTCGAAGCCCTGTTCGAGTCACGCGAGGAAGAGGTCAACGCCCTCCTCATCAAGGTCGGTCGCATTCAGGATGGCCAGACCTTCCGCGATCTCACCGATGCTTATGCTTCCAAGTACATCGCCAAGCCCGACCTGATCCTCTCCAAGCTGCCGGTGATCGTCAGCCCCGAGGTCATCGAGACGGAGGTGTCCAATGGTTGATATCATGCACGACATGCCCGCCGCGGATTACCACGCTGCGAAGGCTCTCTCCAAGTCCGGCCTCGATCAGTTCCGCAAGTCCCCCGCTCACTTCCGTGCTTGGCAGGATGGCAGGACCAAGAACGAAACCAGCCCCGCGCTGGAGTTCGGTTCCGCCGCTCACTGCGCCGTCCTGGAACCTGAACGATTCGTCATCACCTACAAGCTGTTCACCGGCGATCGCCGATCCAAGCAGGGTAAGGAGGACTACCAACTGATCATCGACAACGGATTCACCCCGCTCAACCAAGACCAGTGGGACAGCATCACCGGTGTCGCTGCCGCGGTTCACGCCCATCCTTCTGCTTCTGGCCTACTGGATGGCATTAAGACCGAGGTCTCGTACTTCGCAGATTGGTCCGGCATCGAGGTCAAAGCCCGCATCGATGGCATCGGCAAGGACTACATCATCGATCTCAAGACCACTCAGGATGCGTCGCCAAGCGCGTTCGCCAAGTCCTGCGCTCAGTTCCGCTACCATGTCCAAGCCGCTTGGTACCAGCGCATCACCGGCATCAACCGGTTCATCTTCATCGCCGTCGAGAAGGAGGCACCGTTCGGTGTCGCTTGCTACGAGCTTGATCAGCAGGCCATCGATCTTGGAAACTCCATCATCGATGAACAACTCAAGACCTTCATCGAGTGCCAGGAACTAAACTCTTGGCCCTGCTACCCATCCACAACTCAAACACTCTCGCTGCCCGCGTGGGCGGCTCGTCAGTCCGAATAACAAACAACACACAACACCATGAAATTCACAGTCGATCGTTCACAAGCTGAAGTTAAGCCGTTCGCCAGCCCCGGCGAATACATCGTCACCGTCAACTCCTGCAAGGATGACGGCCTCGACAAGAACGGGAACCCCGTCTGCACCCTGCGCTACAAGGGCGGCAACGGAGAGGTCATCAGCGACCGCTTCGTTCTCAAGGAGACCATGATGTGGCGGCTTCAGGCTCTCATCGCTGCCACCGAGGCCAGCATCAATGACGGTGACCAGTACGACTTCTCCATCGGCGGCGCGTTCCTGCGATTCCTTCAGGGGTTCGTCGGACTCCAGTTGGTGGTTGTCCTCGAAGAGGAGAAGTACACTGACAAGAACGGAGCCGAACAGGTTACACTCCGAGTGAAACGTATGAAGAAGGTTCCGGTGGATGTCGATGACATCTAAACCCTGAAACGAAAGCCCCCCGGAGAGTGCAAGCTCCGGGGGGTGACAACGAGTCCGTAACAAACAATACAGAGCGCAACGACACGCTATGCAGACCAAGAATCATCCCGAAATCGTTTCGACGCAAGCCTTTCTGCTTCGTCCCTACCAACAACGAGCAGTCGAGTGGGCCAATCAGGGCGATGGACTCATCATCGCTCCTGCTGGATGCGGCAAGACAGTCATCGCCTCATCCATCATCAAGCACTATTGCCAATGGCCAGATTGGACCTTCGGATGGCTCGCTCCTACCCGCGAGACCTGTCAGCAGGCGATCGCTTCGCTCGAAGCTGTGGGCGTCGATACCTCCCGCGTCGAGGTTCGTTGCCCCCATGAGTCGGTAGATTTCTCACGCAAGAAACTGATCATCGTGGATGAGGCCAAGCATGCGCCTGCCGATTCGTGGCGCAGGATCATCGAGTCCTGCAATGGCCTGCGCTTCGGCTTCGATGCGACCCCTTGGTCCGATGATTCCGAGCGCAATGAGATCCTGCGTAAGCTCTTCCGCAATACCCAGTTCGAGATCAAGCGCGAGGAACTGGGCAATGTTCTGGCCCACGCGACCGTGTACATGAGTTCAGCCACCGACTTCCTGATCCAGCGGAAGATCGATGACTACATCGAGAAGCTTTTCACCGAGCGCAAGCGGTACATGCGGATCAGTCAGCCGGAACTCCGAGCCATGTGCGCTTGGGAAGCCATCACCGAGATCGGTATCGTCGGCAACAAGCAACGCAATGGAGCGGCGATCATGTTCGCAAACTGCGGCGGTCACTCACCCACGCTCGTCCTGGTACCTCGCGTGACCCTCGGGGAGGAATACGCCAAAGCGATCGGCGACGCCGTACTCGTCTACTCCAAGATGGCCAAGAAGGCGCGGCGCGAGGCGATGGAGGAGTTCAAGGCCGGCAACATCAAGACCATGATCGCCACCTCGCTGGCCGATGAGGGACTTGACCTTCCCAACGTCGAGACACTGGTAATGGTCTCCGGAGGCAGGAGCGCACAGAAAACGATCCAGCGGGCCAGCCGTGCGCTTCGGCGGGCCGATGGCAAGGACCAAGCGTTCATCCACGACTTCAAGGATAACTTCCACCCGCTCGCTCAGGCTCACGCCAACAAGCGAATCAAATGCTACAAGGAACTTGGCTGCTCGATCCAATGAACACCGCCCTGACCATCATGGGCATGGCCATCCTCCTGCCCCTCTGCGTGATCGCCGGGATCTATGTAGGCCACTCTCTCACCATCAAATCACAACAAACCAATGACAAACAAAACAATCGTAGCCTGTGACCCAGGCGTGAACGGTGGATTCGCAGTCCACACCAAGGACGGGATCCTCCTGTTCGCAATGCCCGAGTCCCTGCCCGACATGCACCAACTGCTCAGCGGATTCAAGGTGGCCGACTCCCACCTCTGGATCGAGAAGGTTCCCAAGTTCGTGAGCAAGCTGACCCCTGCGGCATCAGTCGCCACCCTCCATGAGAACTACGGCATCGTCCAAGGACTGGCCTACTCTCTTGGCTACGCCCTCCATCGGGTCGAGCCCAAGGTCTGGCAGGATCCCCTCGGGCTAGGTGGCAAACGCTCCTGCGCCAACTCCGCGGAGTGGAAGCGCAAGCTGAAGGCGAAGGCCCAGGAACTGTACCCGCACCTCGACGTGACGTTGAAGAACTGCGACGCCCTGCTGGTTCTCCACTACGCCATCGGAGGCGGTCGATGAGCCAGCAGGCCAAGCGATTGATCAACGATGGTACCGGGGTGTACCAGATGACCAGAAGCCAAGCCGGGGAAATATATCGTGCAGCGAAGAAATTGAAGAAATATGAAATCAGCTATTGGAATAGGAATAAAAGGAACAAGCAAACCCAAACGAAAGCGTGATCTAGTTAAACATGTATTAGTGTCACCAGATGTACATGCTCAGCTAAAGGCATACGCAGTCAAAAACGGATACAGAACTCAGGGAGTAGCAGACGAAGCAATTGGTGAATATCTCAATAGAAAGGAAACGAAATGAGCCAACCAATCAACGATGGCGGAAGTGCTTTTCCTTATAAGAGGCAAATCCGATGCAACGGAGAGGTAATTGATTACGTAATGGAATCCGGTCTTTCAATTCGCGACTACTTCGCAGCGGCGGCGTTGCAGGGATTTCTGGCTTATGATGGAGGCGGCAAAAGCTGTCTTCAGGACGCCGAACTCGCTTATCAAGCAGCCGACGCAATGATCCGAGCGAGGGAGGCGAAATGAAAGACACTGCGCCTTTTCTGATAATCCCATGCCTCGTCTTGGTCCTGTTTGCTTGCGTCATCTCAAACCTATGCGGAAGAACGAACGGAATAGAGCAGATGAAGGAAGAAGCCATCCGCGCTGGCCATGCCGAGTGGGTGGCCGACGCGAGCGGAGCGGCGCAGTTCAAATGGAAGGAGTGCAAATGAACCATCTTGGTGACACCAACAAAATGGTCAGCGAGACGCCGAGGATGGACGCATCAGCATATGATGACGGAGC